GAGGATTAATTTCATTATGGGCGAAATGGCTCCTGCATAAGGGAAAGGATTTGTGTTATGGCAGAACAAAGGAATTATAAAACACGGGCGCCGAAAGCAAGGTCCAAGGCAAAGGCACCGGTAAAGGCACCGGTAAAGCGGGCAGTAGCGAAAAAGGGTTTAGCCCGTATGGCAACAACCAGACCCTTTAGCAGGACTTCCTTAGCTACCCGTGCTCGGGGAGAAAAACAGATACAGGCTGCCACAGGGGCAAAGCCGACAAGAAGGCCCGTTGCGACAAGGCAGCGTTCCACTATGGGAGGAGCCGCACAGAGGCCTGATGAAATAAGAAAGCGCAAGCCAGTTGCCCAAAAGAAGACACCCAGCCTGGTTATAACAGACAGGATTGGAAAGGGCTACAATCCCAGCCCGTCCCGTGGAGCCGCCAGCGCAAGAATCAGGACGGAACGGCCCACCAGGGGTGTGACTTCCAAAGGTGGTCCTCGACGACGCCGTATAACATTTGCCCGTAGGGGATAATGACTCTTACATCTGAGAAGATAATTGCAGCGGCAGATGCAGCGGAAATGGAGTTTGCCCGAAGGAATTTCATATCCGATGACCCGTCGTGCCCTGATTTCCTTGACTTTGCAAAAATACTGGAACGAAGCCAGCTCCACGCTGCCGTGGCAGGGGGTGCCACACCATTCAAAAAGTGGGACCATCTTGCGTCACTGGCAAAACAACTTGTTGACGAGAGGCTGGTGCTGGTCCTGAAGGCGAGGCAGTTGGGTTTTTCGTGGACGGTCGCAGCATATGCCGCATGGCTGGTGCGATTCCACAGGGGAGCGAATGTGCTGATGATAAGCAGGGGGCAGACAGAGGCGTTCCAGCTTCTGGACAAGGTCCGTTTCATCCTCAAGAACCTCCCAGTATCGTGGCACCTGCCGATAAACCCGGATTCCAGGTCAGAAATTGGGATACCCTCCCAGGACGCCAAGATTACTGCCCTGCCCTCCACGGAGGACGCGGGACGGTCGGAGACGGCGTCGGTAGTAATACAGGACGAAGCTGACTTCCACGAATACCTTGAGTCGAACTACGCTGCCGTCAAGCCCACGGTCGATGCCGGTGGGCAGATGATTATGGGCTCTACCGCAAACAAGCGGAAGATGACCAGCCTTTTCAAGGAACTGTACCGCAGTGCCCCGTCCAACGGATGGAACACGGTATTCATGCCCTGGCACGCAAGGCCCGGTAGAACGGAGAAATGGTTCGACGGCGTCAGGGACACGATACCGTCGGTAGAACTCTCGGGTATGAGCCCCGAACAGTACATGGAGGCGGAATATCCCGGTGACGAGATGGAGGCACTGGCCCCGCCAAGGGCGCAAAGCATATTCGACCGGGAGATGATAGCCGCGATGGCGGAAGACTGCATAGAGCCTGTGAGGAAACTCGGCCCATCCTCGATATACCAGGAGTCCAGGGCCGCAAGGCGCTATACCGCAGGCACGGATGTTGCCTCTGGGGTCGGTATGGATTATTCTGTGACGGTGGTGGTGGATATAGCAAGCGGCTATGTCGTTGCCGATCTTGTTACAAACACCCTTCAGCCGGAGGACTTTGCCCAGGCGTCAGTGGAACTCCTTGAGGCGTACCGAATGCCGTACTGGGGAATAGAAAACAACTTCTCAGACACGGTTATAACGGTTGCGAGGGACCTGAACTACCCCAAACTGTATCGCAGGAGGGTCGGAAGGGGAAAGCGGGTAAGGCGCGACTACGGGTGGAGGACTGACAGGATGAGCCGCCAGAGGATGTTTGATGAACTGAGGGCAGCCTTCAACGCGGGGCATTTGACTATCCCCAATCTGGAGGGTCTGGGACAGTTCTCGACGGTAATAGCGGCGCCGGGGGAGAAGCCGGAGGCTATGGGGGGAGCCCATGACGACTATGTGATGGCCCTTGGAATAGCCCTGATGGTGAAAGACGATATGGGCATGGCAGGAGGAACGGGGAAGATAATACAGATGCCTGCCCTCGCATGAGCACGGCACCCGATTAAGGGAATGGTACCCGATTATAGGAGTAAAACATGGCTGACCTCAGAGAACGCCCCGAGGCAGATGCGATAACACGGTTCCGCTCAAGTATGGGGGAACTGTGGTCCACCGCCCACGACGAATGGCGGGACAACGACGCATACTACAACCGCAAGTTCAAGGTATGGTCTCAGAACTACCAGGGAAGGCCCATATTTTACGATTCCACCCCTACCCACCTTGTCGATCACGCGGTATCCACGCTAATGAGCTTTAGCCCGAGGATACACAGGGAGCCGGTCGGTGACACGGAAGACCACAAGAGGGACGCAACAGCCCTTGAACACGGTTTGAAGGCTGTCCTTGACGACGCCGCGATGCAGGAGCCCGGAATACCCTGGAAGCTGGTGGCACAGTATCTTGTCGCACACGGATATGCCGTGGTCGAAGGCCCGGTTCTGGCAGGTATCGCAGACAGGCCCCATGAACCGGACGAAAGTAAGTTCCAGTCCCGTGAAGATTACGAGGCGGCAAGGACATCGTACCGTGCCAACCGGAAATGCTGGAATCCTGTCAGGATCAGGGTGCCGCATCCGTCCACTGTGCTTATGAACCCCCTGGAAAAGGTGCCGACCATCGCTTTGAAGGCATCGAAGATGACTGTTCAGGAGCTGCACGACCAGTCAGTGACTAAAAAGCGTAGCCAGAGAAGGCGTTACGCCGAGATATTCGATGGTGGCGGCAAAGATCCGTGGGACGAGGTCGAGGTATGGGACTACTGGACCCCGTACTGGCATGTCAAGCTGGTCGCAGGCGCTACTACGCCGGTATACGGCAGCCCGGTATCAGCCGCCGCAACCCCTGTATGGATGGAACGCAATACCTGGGGCTTTGTGCCGTTTGCTCATGCCTTCGCCGGATGGGGGATGCAGACCGCCGATGAACTCGGGGACCCCTCGACACTGGCCCAGGGCATACTCACGCCCAACAAGGAGACGATAAGGAAGAGGACACAGGAGGTATCAGCCTTTCACCAGATACTCCTCCGCTTCGCTTTCGCCCCGATGGGCACAAGCAGGGACCCCAACACCCTGGCACAGGCGATATCACAGGAAGGGATACTGGAAGGAGACCCACAGGACTTCTGGGTGATGGCCACTCCCGACATACCTGGGTGGGCACTTCAACTGAAAGCACAAACGGACAGTACCCTTGAGCTGGGTACATACTCCTCCGCCCTTGCGGGGGTAAGGCAGCCAGGGGTTACTACGGTCGGCCAACAGGCTATACTGAACACCTCGGCAATGCGGATATTCGCGGGCGTCGCGGCCCAGAGGGAACACCTCGCCTCCATAGTGGGCAGCAGGGTTCTGGAACTGGTAGACCGGGTATCGGAACTGTCGGCAGGGATAGGCTCGGCAGGAAAGATGCTCAGGAAGTCACAGGTACACAATGTCTATGCTGTACAGGTGCAGTTCCCCCACGCGGAGCCCGTCATGGAATTGCAGAGGCGGCAGATGGCACTCTCAGAGTTCCAGGCTGGCCTCATAGACCCGACCACATACTACGAACAGGCAGGATACGAGGCAGGGACCGAGATAAGACAGAGACTCCTTGAAGAAGCGGTCAGAAACCTTCCTTCAGTCAAAGCAAAGATAGAGGCTTTGGTGGCAGAGCAGATGGGGCTGGCGGATGAAGGGACTGAAGCTGAGATAGGAGGCCAGGTAGCGGGGATGCCCCCAATGAACGGCCAGATGGGTCCGATGGGTCCTCCGATGGGAGCGCCAATGGGACCTCCCGGTGGAATGGAAGGGGGAATGCCACCTCCAGGGATGCCCCAAATACCACAGGGTCCGGGGATACCACCCGGTGGAGGGGCCGCTGATCTGAACGCGATGCTGACGCCGGACACATTCCGGCCGGAAAGGATAGACCTTGCCCGCTAAAAATGATTTTACAGAAGCCATACTTTCAGTGATGGGCGAGTACAGACGCCTCAAGAAAGATTCGAGGACTCCTGCTAACAGGACTCCGCCAGTAATGGTCGAAAGGCAAAGGGGTATTAAAGATCCGATACAGGACTGGATTGAGCAACACGGTGTGAAGAAACGCCATGTGGAAGGACTATTCTGATGTCGGAGGAGTCGCAACCAAAATCCCTTCTGGAGATGTGGGACGCTCGTGAGATCGATGACAACCAGTCTCAGGAATACGAGGATCAGCTAGACAAAGATTTGGCACGGCTGGCTGAACTCTGGAATAAAATTGATACACAGACGGAAGCAAGAAACGTTGACCCAGATCTGGTTAATGAAGCTATGGAACGTGCGGCAGCCGATGCAACCGGCGCAGTGGTGGCTCCTCCAACATTAACTGTACCTATATCGGTTACTCTTCGGACGCCGTATGACGCAAAAGTCGATGTAAAACCCCTGGTAAGACAGATTACAAACAATATATACCTAAGTATCAGTAACCAGTGGAGATCAAGCATTCCGAAGTTTCCTGCACGACAGGGTATGATTAGCTCGTTAGATCCCGATTTCTCAACCACTGATATATACACCTGGGCGGGTTATGATGGTCCTAGAGTTCTTGATGAAATTTTCCACTTTGTCATTGACAACCTTTTTACGGACCTCGAACAGAACGAAAAGGGCAAATATGAGTGGAATGAAACTAAATTTCTCAAACAGGACGAAACAGAGAAGAAAAGTCGATTTATTATATCTAAGGATATGAAGTATGCACATCTGATAACGACGGGGAGTATTCCTATATTACGACAAAGAAGCGAGGAGATGATACGTACGCCTGATTTTGTGGATGACCGCAGGAAGATGTCCATAATTGTCCAGGAGGCGGAAAAAGCCGGACACATAGATTCTAGTATGGCATTGCACTATCGAGCAGTTGCAGCAGGCGACATAGAAGATGAGAACTTAAGAAACTATATTCAAAACAATCCAGTCTTAGTAAACGACTTTGTGTCATGGCTGGATACTGTTGAGACGCGTCAATACGATTACTATGACCCTACAACCGACACAGTACAACCCGGATTTATTACACAACTTCAAAAAGATAATAAAAAGTTCAGCGCGAATGAAGTCAGGTCACAGATGGAGTCTGAGGCAGACGATCCCCAATTTGACAACGTGACCCTGTTCCCAATCCCTGAAACCCTTTCAGAGAGTGCCATTGAACGTGAACGATACCAAAGGTATATAACTAGTGGATGGGATCCTGATGATAATTTGTCAGATAACATTGAAAAAGTCCTGGCAGACCTTTATAACCTGGACCCTAAGACCTCCGATCCGACAGTGAACTCGAAAAACAAAAACGCCAGAACCGAATTGCACAAAGCTGTGATACTAGGTATGAGGGACTGGGCTGTAAAACAAAACCTGGACCTAAATATTCCAGAAGCACAAGAGGCAATATTCGGTGTGGTGGATCATTGGCTATCAGAATTAGACCCGGATGCGGCAATTGAGCTACTAGTTGAACAGGAGGAGATGGTAGAGGGATGGAAATTTGCGGAGCTCACTCTAAACACTAAAAAAAGCAGAATAGCCGACAAGATAGAAGAGGCTGGAATACGAGATAATTACGGCACTCTTATAATGAAAAAGGATCTTCCTGAGCTCTGGCTGACCGCTATAACCCAGGACTATCTAGAGCAGGTACAATCGGCTAAAGATAGAATAAAGGCACCAACTATTGATGAGTTTCTTTCGAAGGTTAAGTACGGACCTGACTTAGTAAGGATAGGAGGAACAGGGGTTAGGTACGGAAAGGAAGTAGTTCAAGATAGTATCCTGAGCATGGTTCCAGCCGTAGTAAACCAAAATAGGCTGGATAAGGTAACAACGAAAAATATAGAAGACTTAGCGAAGGACTTCCTTGGTTCACGGGGTATAAGCTGGGGACAACTTCCACCCGAACATAGAGATTACATAATATATAATATGATTGGTCCGTCCTACTTTGAGTATAGGGACCTTCTGAGCAAGGTTGGTCCTTCTACCCAGCTTCCTATAACTACAGAGCAGTATGAGGCTATGGCCGGTTATGAACCGGAGCCTCCGCAATACGAACGTGACCCCTCGGGTGAAATGGAACACTATACCAGCAATAAAGCCCAGCTTCCTCTTACCAATCTGCTGGAGTTTGCAAACGATGGGATAATCACCCTGGACGAACGGTATCAACAGCGGATGAAGACCCTCCAGGGTCGCCAGACACTGGCTAAGGAGTTAATCAATAGGTTCACACCGCCAATGGGCACTCCGGCAACCTATGAACAGTTTACCGAGGCCGGGGGTCTGGACTGGCTGGAAAAATTCAGCTCTCTTGCAGAGGCCCTTGAAGATAAAGAGTATAACGACTGGTATCAAAAGAATGTCCAGAAAGGTGCCGAAGCAGATAGAAAAGGGGTTGAGAAGGCACAGATCAATACACAGGCTAACCTAAAGTCTCTTGTAATTGATGAGTTTCGCAAAAGAAATCTGTTACAGCCGGGTGTATCCAATGAGTTCCTGGACAATTTTGACAAGAAGACCCTGCCTTCAGTTATTAACAATATACTTCTGGCAGGCGGACTGAACCCGGACGAAGACCCTGAACGCCAGGTGGCGGATATAGTGTCCAAATGGACGGCCGATGCGCCTGCGTATGACTGGCGTGAAGAGGACTACCAGAGACAGTTCCGTTCGGCAGCTCCACCAGCACCGCCGGTACCTGGTTTCCCAGGTTTCCGCGTAGAGCGTCCGACTCCTTTTAGAATAACAGAGCTTCAGCCCCAGTTAGAACAGTTGGCATATGATCGACCCGAGTTCGCCCAGTATGTACAGAGGCAACTTACATCACCGTCATTCATGGCATCTTTCCGACAGGCACGCAAGCCTGTGCTTCCTTCATCCATAGGCGGTATTATGGAACAAATACTTGAACCTGGAAGTTTCATCGGAGAACAGCTAAGAACAGAGCGTTCACCTACTACACAAATATCTCAAAAAGAAGCCGAGCCTGGAGATTTTTCGGCTAGAATGCCTCAGATACCTATTGATCCGACGTTTCGGTCACGGGCTATTTCCACTGTCAAGGCAGGACTTGTGAGGCGGCCGGATGTTACCCTTGCTGGTTTCTACCAGACCAGCCTTCCCGGATTTGAGGAGTCTTTCCGCAGAAGTCCTCTATTTGCCCAGCAGGAGACACGACTGGAGACGGAAAGGGCTCAGGAAGAGGCAAGGCTCAAGGCACTCGATGCAGCAGAGGAAAGGGAACGTAGGCAGGGGTTGAGAAGAGGTGCTGCTGGAGGGTATAGAGGTTATACAAGATTTGCAAGGCGGGAGAATTAGATGGCATTCCACCGAGGTCATGAAGAAAAGTCTCCAAAACAACAGAGGGGTGGGCTTCCCGGTCTGGAACGACTTCCTGCCGAATTTGGTGCAGGTGCCCGTTTTGCCACAGATAACGGCTTTGCGCCCAGTGCCGAGCAGGCAGCACGAAGTGCGGGGATACGTGCCCGTGGAATGACAGGTTCGTATTACACCGGTGAAGGCAGGCCGTGGCAACCGGCGAAACCTGATCCGTTATCGCCTATGGACGCACCTGCATTTCAATTTCCTGCACATACTATGCAGGCAGGATGGCCTAGCCGTGTAGATAGTGTAGTTGAAGAGGAACGTAGATTTCAGTTTCCAATGCCGCTGTTTCCTGGATTTACAGTGCCTGTACCCCGTATGGATATCCACAGGATGGAGTCGCCCATCCAGGAGAAAGATGTTAAAGACCCAACCTACTTTACAGCGGATAACTGGCGTGAGATATGGAAGTTATCCCAAAAAGGACTCAGAGGTCTAGGTACTATTCAGTCCACAATATATGATCCTACTATTTTGCCGGTTCTATTCGGACTAGTGCCTGATAAACCGCCTGCCTCTGATTCTGAAGCGGTATCATCCTGGAACTACCAGGCTCTTGGTTTTTACAATTTTATGGAAGAGAAAGAGCGGGCAGCAGAACAGGAAATCAGTAATGTAGATGCAAGGGTGCTTAGCTTACTACCGGCTTTTCAACGTAAGTGGATGACTCTTAAGTTAGCTGGTGAATATTACGGACAACAGGCAAAAGAGAGCCTGAATCTTTTTGAGGCAACCGGCAGGGCATCCGCTCCTCTTATAGGATATCTTTTGTGCCAGCCAGGATGGCAGGAACCGGGGGTATGTGACCGTTATGACATTCTCCAAAATAAGGGTGGAGGCAGAGGAGGTTGGTTAGGACAATGGGAGAACTACGCTGCGGCTGCTGAACAGTCCAGAGCGGCGGGGGAAATACAGGGATGGAAATGGCTGCTTGCAGAAGCTATAGCTGATATAACTAATTATATTCCCATCGGCAAGGGGGTGGCCGTCGTTCGTGGAGGTAAATCAGTACTTGTTAACCCTGTCAAACCGTCAAAGGAGTTTATTAAAGAGGGTCTGACTGCAATAGATGTGGAGAAGACCAAAGAATTATGGCAAGCGGCTATAGAGGCACCGAATACAGGAATCGTACATAGCAATCCTGATCTGGTTGTTAGAGCAAGACATCGTATGGTTAAAGCAACGGAATATATTGATGATCCTGACACTCTTAGGTCTCCATTCGTACCGCGGAAGCACACTGTTAAGGAACTGCTTGAGGCTGGTGATTATGACGAAGCATCAATATTTGCTCCATGGGAAAAGAAAGCTGGCTATATAAGAGCAAGGACTATTAAGGAACTTACTGATCAACTCAGCATAACTAATCGGGATAGCAGTATATTAAGGAGGATAGAGGGAAAGGCTACCTATCAAATAGAAGATGAGTTCGGTGTCAAGTATTGGGATGAATTTACACCCAGCGAGGAAAACTTTATAGAAGAGGCACTTGATATTGATCTTACCAGGTTTATCTACGATGATGCTGGATTGGCTAGGATACGAAAAGCTGTGGGTTCTGAACTTAGGAGGAATGAAACCAGGATTCAAACATTCCGTGCAAGGATAGCTGAAAAGACTGAACTGGATCTTGCGGCCAGAGAAGCTGCGATGCAGCTTGGTATTGAACGTATTGGTAAGGTAACGGGAACGGTAGATCCTCCAGCGGCACCTCTTCACTGGCACGCCACACAGGACTGGCATGGCTATCAGGCTTACTACAAACCTGGGGTAGTGACAGACCTTGAGAATACTATCGAAGACATAAGAGGTGTTATGGATCCTACTCCGTCTATAGGTAAGAGTGCGGAGGATGTACGTGCCATGATACAGAGCACTCCGGGAGTGACACGTCCTGGTTTGTCTCAGCCCAAGCGATTAATGTTCGATAATAAGCAATATGAGATTCTCAAGGGTTTCATACAGGGAGAAGGGATTCCCTTTGATAGAGACCCGGAGATGCTGGGGCGCTTTGAGATATCCCCTGTTTACGGTGACCGCCAGTTCATAGTTGGTGCATACAATGATCCTACAAAGAAACTAGCTAGCGGAATGCCGGAAAAGCTGTATATTACCTACAATCCCTCAGAGAATACCTGGGGACTACAGGCTTACATGGGGGAAAAGCCTGTGTTCATTGACCGTCCTACAGGAGAAAATCTTAGTAATAAATTTGCGAGTACTATAAAACAGATTGATGACCAGATAGACGCTATTGATTCACGTTTGGCAGGGGAGCCGCGTTCGAGGAGGATGAGGAGGCGTGGATGGGTTACAGAAGCGCATAGAAATCTGTCCGATCAGCGGGCGGCTTTGGAAAATAGAAAACGACTTCTCCAGGAAGAGGTATCGAAAGGCGATCTGGAATTTAGCCCGCGTGTCCAAGGAACGGCACCTTCCGTAGATGAGATTGAGGCTTTCACCAAAGTTTGGGACGATATTTACGGTGCACAGATTGCGGAGGCAGTCCGTCCGTCCAGGGGCGTGGGAGTGGGACCCTCGGATAGTGGCCCATTTTTCGCGTTCAACGGAGAATCAGGAGTAAGAAGCGGAGGGGCAGCTACACCAATTACTGAGGAAGCGGCGGCAGTGTACGAGGGAATCATGGAAGCCATTAAAGTTACGGATAATGCGTACGATGCCGCAGAAAAAGGGATTAGGGATGGGGCAACAAAACTGGGCCTACGAGCGGAAGATGTTCCAAGGCCCCCAGGGGTTGCGTCGTACAAGGGTGCAACGCCCGGTGACTCTGCTGGTTATTTGGATCAGTTGCTACATGCCTTGCCCAACAAGAAAGTTCAGACGGCACTGGTCCGGTTATGGTCTGGTACCAGGCAGACAGACGCTATTGAGCGTGGGATTATGTATAAAGAGGGAAATAATATCCTGGCAAGAGCTGGTATAGGCACATGGTACCAGAACCGGCTGGTGGTAAGTAAAGATGATCCCGGAATAATAGAGCTTTTTGAGGTATTGCATGACAGTGCAAAGCCCGTACCACCGAAGTTGCAGGAGCTTTATGACTTCATTCGCCCAAGACTTGCCAAAGAGGAGGCTGCCCAGCTTGCATATGATCCCAATATGGGTAAGTTTCTACCTATAAAGGACCCTGAATATTTCCCACGTTTCTGGCGTAGGCGTCGGGAAGACGGTATACCAGGCTATACAACCGGTCCCGTGGGCAGACTGCCTGCTCATATGAAAGCAAGAACTCTTACAGGTGATTTTGGCACCCTTGTCAATGAAGGCTGGGAACCCCTGTCCTGGAATCCTATGGATATGGTGGTCCTAAGACTTAATGAAGGGGCAACATACAGGGAAACAATGTTGCTGGCTGATTCACTTAAAAATTTACAGTCTGCAAAGGGCAATGTACTTTGGGAGGTGGGAGACGGAGTTACCAGGGAAACCATGTCTTCTCATGGCTACAGGGTTCCTGATATAGGACCGGTGTTCACAGGCAGACCGTATCGTGTCCTTGTATCCGATGAACAGGGGAAGGTCACAAGTAAGTCCATGAAAGGCGAACCCCTGGCTGTACCTAATAAGATGGCTGATATATTTGAGAGCGTTTATGGACCTCCTCCTACTTTAAGCGTACAGGGGTTCGATATTCTGCCATATATAAGTAAGCCCATAGATTTTTCAAAGCGTATGCTGTTGGCCGGATCAGGATTTCAGCATTGGGATATGGCAATACTTCGGGCTCTTCCTGCTGCACTTAGCCCTATAGGTCTGGCTGGTGGAGCATATCCTTTAGCAGGGCCGATACGCTACGCCTCTCTTTTGACCAGGTATGTACGGGGTATTGGGAGTACAAAGGCAAGGGATGCATTAAAGCAGCGTATGTTGAGCGACACACCTCTCTACAAGGATTCTGATATCTCCTTTCGCATGATAGGTAATCACGGCTGGGAAAGAGGCGGGGACCCCACAATTCTGAGAAGAAATGTAATAGATCATCTAGAAGAGGTGGCACAGATAGGTCCTCCGGGAAAACGTAAGCTGGCAGCGGACAGGGTCGCCGGTGCTGTGCGGTGGTGGGAAGGCGGCCTGTTTGATGTGATGTATGCTGAAACCCAGATGTTTATGCTGGAAAATGTCATTGTCCCAGGATTACGTAGGCAACATCCCTCATGGACCTCACAGGAACTCGCGCTGGCTTCGGCGGATTTGGTTAATGTGTTCACCTCAGCACTTAATACCAGCCAGACATTTTTGACATCTTCCGCATCGAAAGAATTGGCCCGTCTTATGGTATTCAGCCCTGCCGAGACGGAATCATGGTTTCTTATGGCTATCCGCCCCTTCGTAGGGGAAAACAAACTCATGTACGCAAACCAGTGGATCGGCATATTTACTATGCTTAGCGCTGTTGGTAATGCCATGAATATGGTTTCCACCGGCCGCCCGTTGCCATTAACTGCGTATAATCCGATCTCTATTGGGGAGCACGATACGTTTTGGCCGGGAGGCATTAAGTACAACAATCGCTTTTTTGCGCCGCAACTTCCCTGGAAAGGTGCTAACGGACAACCTTTGTATTTGGATTTGATAGGGCAGGCAGATAATGTGCTTCGCCTTGTGCTCGATCCACCTGACGCTGGATTATCCCGAATGACTGTAATCCCACGGGAGATCTACAATCAGCTCAAGGGCGAAAGTTTTCATAAGGAACCCCTTGGAGGTCCTGCGACCAGGGCTGTCCATGCTGCTACCTCTGCTGCTCCGATGGGAGTGGGAAATGTTCTACAGTCGTTACAGTCCCGCAATGAGTCATTCAGCCGTATTATTTTGCAGGGAGAGCAGGGTTTGGACCCTATCAGTTATGGCCTACAGGCTATTACTGGTCTCAATGTGGGTTCTGCTAACGCTACTGAGATCCGTGCAATACTGGCAGAGGAGTCGAACTTTGCTTCATGGAGGGAGATGGGAAAGAATGACAGGACGAAGGCCCTGGCTGAGCATCCTGGGCTGGCACGGGAATTAGAGCAGCGTACAGAAACCGCAGCGAGGAGAGGCACTCCGGCGGGCGTTATGTCTCAGGCGATTGTAGATAACAGGAAGATCAGGCGTAAAGTGGAGGATAGTTTACACGACCAGTTGTTCAATGGAACTATGACCTTTCGAGAAGCCTATAATACCTGGAATGCGGAAAAGAAGAAGGAAATCATAAAGAACCGTGTCAGATTCCAAGTGTATGAGAAGACAGTCTCGCCTCGAAAAGCAAAAGGGCCTAATGAAAAGGCACGAGAACAGTTTTATGGACTCTTCGACGATCCTGAAATATATGAAAGAAACGATTTAGAGACAGGTATTGTGGACTGGGATATTCTGGACAAAAAAATCAGGGAATTAAAGGCAGGCTGGACACCGGAACAGATTCTTCATATTGAAGAGAACACGGGAGGGTCCTCGACTAATCCATATTTCAGACGCGTTGAGGAGCTCAAGAAAAAGTATGGCTATTACTTTGATCTGGAAAGGGTGGCATTTGAGAGCGCCGGTCTGGGGGAGGAATATAAGAAGTGGAAAAATACCCTCTTCTCAAAAACTTATAAGCGCAACACCGTTGGTGTGGCAGAAGCTGCAGCGATAGCGAGCGAATTCAAAAGGAATGAGAGAGAGTCTAAACCTGAACTGCTTCTTATGCTTGTATATATGGGAAGGGTAGACCCGGAGACCTATATTGAGTTGCAGAAACAAGTAGGATATACAGGAAAGCGAGGCGTGCCACTGTCTGCACCATGATATAGGGATATCAAGATATTGACATATTCTAGGTATATTTGGTAGCCTTGCCTTGATGGTGCGATCTTTTTACGGGTGACTCCGACAGGTAGCCCCAGAAAGTAGAGGAAATCGCATGACAACAGAGAACGGCCTTCCAGGGATGAATAACCCTGGTTCCGTTGAAGCAGCAGTCTCCTCCTCGGAGGGACGGGTTAACGGTGTTGATGCGGCACCTGCAACGCAGACACCCGCACCACAGGCCGAACCCGAACCCCTGTCCGACCTCGAGGCGCTCCAGAAACAGGTAGCCGAACTCCAGGCGACTAACGCTAAGCAAGAGCAGCAGATCAAGACGATGGACGGGAGGTACAGGCGACTCCAGACGGATACTACCAAGATGGATGATGTTGCAGACGGTATAGGCATGTTGACCGATCTGGTCAAGGTGCAAATCCGCCACCAAGATCATCCTGACGAGAGTGCCTTTACGGAGGATCTGCAAAGACTCGAAACCGAGACACAGCAACGCCGCTCGACTGACTCCTTTGCCAGGGCTATAGGCAGTATGACCGATGAGATCATGGCTGGAGTACAGGAGGCCGGGCTCAACCTGGAAACCTCGGAGGAGCTTGGGGAATTTCGCGATAAGTGGTCACAGGCTTACCAGAACAAGGATATGGCAGGAATATACGAGGCGTATGCCCTGTATAGTCAGGTCCTTCGACAATATGAGCGTACAATGCGAAGACAGGTGGAGGAGCAGGCTGAAAGCCAGGCAGTGGAAAGGGTCAGAAAGGCCCTCGAAGACGCCGGTATAAACGACCTGGATTCCGGGTCGGGGGCTCCCTCTTCTATGACTAACAGTACTCTCATGGGCAGGCTTGGAAACCCTAACGTTAGCGTGACGAGAGAAGAAATACTTAAAGGCGCTGAAATGATGCGAAATCAGGGACGGCGCTTCTAGTCTTAGGAGGAGAGAGAAATGGCAGCAGGAAATACTATTACTGATTCTCTTGCCGACAGTATACCGACTATGATAGCTGCGGCAAGGATAGTTAGAGAGTTCGCGGGTGTCATGCCCAACCTGGTAGACCGCCAGCGACTCGATGAGAACACGGGCACTGTCTGGAACGAGGTTTCGATGGCAAAGCTGACAGCTCAGGCTGTCACCGAGTCCACGGAGCTGGACAACCCACAACAGATGAGCGACACGCTCCTCTCGATCACCCCGACCGTGATAGGTGTTCATACCGTGATCCTGGACAGGGTGGCAATCAGGATCAGCGCAAATGCCTTTGCCCAGACGGGCTCACTGGCACAGAATGCGATAGAGCGGAAGAAAGACCAGGACGGTCTCACGGCTATTGACGGTGCGTCAGTCGAGCTCGGTGGGGATGGTCAAGGTCTTGACACGAGTGATATCAGTTCAGCCGCTTACCAAATTACATCCAACACGACTGAGCCTGCACCGTCGACAGCGCCGCTATTCGGTGTGTTCCACGGCTTCCAGCTTGCTGACATCGACTTCCAGTTGACCAACCCTGGTATCTCCGTTGTTTCCAGCGATACTATTGTAGAAACACAGGGGGGTGCCCCTCTCACGGTTGGCATTTCGGCAGACGCTTTCCAGAACCGTTATCGGGGAACGATTGCCGGAGCAAGGCTTTTTGAGGATGGCAACCTGTCGATTGACAGCGGGAATGATGCCAAGGGTGGTGTCTTTAGCCAGATGGGTTTGATCTTAGTGGAGGGCAGAAGCCCCTATGTCGAGACCAAGCGTATGCCTGAACTCGGCGGCGGTGCAACCGCGCTCTACCATTATGACGAGTACGCCTACGGAGAAAGGTCTTCGGGGAACTGGGTTATTGAGGTTCAATCAGACGCTACGGCTCCCGCTGGATAATTAACTTATTAACAAATGTAATCTTTTTATTTGAGGAGGATTAAAAATGCCAAGGGGAAATTTTGGAGAAATTAGAGCTTTCAACGACTTCACCGGTTCTTACGAGGATGTAACTTGGGCATCAACATCAGTTGATTTGGGTGGTGGCTGGGGAATGGTGTCTGAAAACGAAGGCACCCTTAACCAGATAGTTGATGAACCCGGAGGGATACTAGAGTTCCTCACGGACACCGGCGACAACGACAACGTGGCGCTGTATGCGGGGCCTTTCAAGCCCTCTGACGGGGGTGTTGTCATGGAAGCAAGGTTCAAGGTAGCTGATGACCTCAATGTAGCTTTCTTTGCAGGCTTTACGGAGACCCTTGCTATGGGCACACCCGTTATGCCTGCCGAATATGCAACTCTGACTATGGCTATCAACGGATCGGGCGGAGTCGCAGGATTGCAGTATGACCTGGACGGAAATGCCCCAGACGTATTCCGACCTGCATCAGGTGACGGAGGTGCTGTCACAGGCACAAACAAGAACGGCACGGCTATAACAGCTACCACGACAACCTCATCGGGTCAAACAGTCACTCTTGACAAGTTTGTGGTAGCCAGGGTAGAGATTAGCCCAAGTGGTCGAATTGAGTATTTACTGGCTGCTGACAAAGAGTTGACACTGGTTGAGTCCATCACTGGGGCAATCACTGCGTCAGACGTATTCTATGCAGTGCTGATGTGCGAAAACCGGGCAGCAGCAGCCCACAACTTCCAGGTTGACTACGTGTACGCACGGGGCTTCCGGGACTGGACTGCTTAGGAGTAACAGGTGGCAGCAATTATTGAGCTGTCCACAACAGATATATGGAGTCATGAGCCGTGTTGGTATCTCGCAGAGTTTAACCGACCGGCTCCTGATTCTAAAGGTGTGCGCCGCTACCAGGTAATTACGGTGATACGGAATGATCGAAGGGTCAAGCTGAACCGTGACATCGGCGACGCCCGTCTGTTTGGGGAGGAATTTCAGTTAATATGCGGAGTGCCAGACGGAAAGGGCGGAGGAGAAGCCCTGTACACGGTAGAGGAGGCACTCCAGTTGGCAAGGGACATGAACAACATGCCCCCGCCGAAAACGGAGGTGCGTCCGAAGAACTGGAACAAGATCTTCTGGGACAACATCGAGGAACGGAACTTATGGAAGAGGGGTTCGAGCACCTTCGGCCCCATGTTCAGGAAGCAGAGGAATACATAATGGCACAGGATAACGTAGCTGTAGAGGAAATGCTCAGGGATGCTGAAGATGCTGAGGAGCCAGGGGACATGAAAGCAGGTGCGGTTTTAAGCCGGACTGCGGAGATGACCATGACTACGGTAGAGCTTCAGACTGCGGGATGGGTGTATGTTTACGATACCCAGACGGGTAACCGTTCTGTGATAAACCGGAACATGCTGCCACAGCAACTTGAGAAGAGACGTTCTAACGGCACTTATGTCTTCTCGACGCGAAAACCTGAAGGAGTTACGCCTGTGAAAGGCACCCTCAAATGTTTTCTTCATGAGGATGATCCCAACAGGGAGAACCATGATCGTATGGGATTCGTTCGCTGCACCAAGTCGAACTTTATATCAGAACTCGATAGGTCGCGGCATATGCGAACCCGCCACCCAAGGGCTCATGCCACGCTTGAAAACGAGAGGGTTCGTGAGGAACGGGCAGAGGAGAGACTGGAGCGGAGGGCCCTTACGGAGAGCATTAAGGCAATGGCCGAAAGCAACAGTAGAGGTAAGAGCAATGCCTAGTTATAACTTTTCACCGATAGCAGACAGTCTGTATGTGCAGGATGTGAGTGACACTGCCGCAGGGATCGGTTCTGGCAACATTCCAAGCAGTGCCCGTTATGCCGAGGGCCATGTGCGTCTGGCAAGTCTCTCTGAGACACGGGACGGAACGACTCCGACCGCAACGAAAGGCACTGAATGGGATGTAGAGGACACGATTATACTGCGAAGTCGATACGAGATCGTTAATTTCAGTGCAGTAGAGAAGACATCCACCAACGCATCTATAGACTGGACATTCTACAACCGAGCCCCCAATTAGACCGCCAGGAGCGTAAGTATGGCAACAGGTACATTTTTACCACAGGGGATACGAAAGCCGCTTGGGATTGCCAGCGGCGGTACTGACAACTATGTGATGACGGCTACGGGCAGTGAGACCATCCAGGGCGAGGCCAACCTAACCTTCGATGGCTCTACCCTGACTGTGACGGGGGCAATTGGGGTAGCCTCCACCAATAAAATAACATTTGGTGATGCTGCCTCGTTCATACATCAATCAGCAGATGGAACATTGACCATTGATGGCGAGGCAATAATTGACCTTAATGCCAGTACAAGGGTAGATGTGTCAGGAGACATAAAGGTTGGAGGAGAGGTCCAGACCGCAGCTATTGGCTTCACTGATGGTGACAATGCCATCACTATAGCTGACGGTGGTGGTATTACCGCAGCAGCGGGCATTACGTCTACCGCAGCAGCTAATGCATTTGGCGCTACCACTTTTGCCAATGGCACTGGCGTGGTTATAGGACACACCGGGAAGGAAACGATTTCCACTGGTGACGGAGCCACGGATCTCGTGCCGGAGTTACAGGTTATAGGGACAGCGATGGCTGACTCCTCAGCTATGCTGGCTTGTTTCTCCACTACCGCGACAAGGGCTGCGGCCCCCACGTTGGCACTGGTAAAGGGTGGCCACGCAACGATTGGATCACACACCGTCGTGACAGATGATGAGGTATTGGGGAACATTATCGCCTATGGTGATGACGGTACAGACCTGGAGGCTCCCGCAGCGTCGATACAGTTTGTGGTGGACGGAACTCCGGGAACTGGTGATATGCCCGGATCTATTGAGTTTCACACAACTACAGATGGGGGGGAAACGCTAGCAGAGCGTATGAGAGTTACGTCTGGTGGCAGTGTCTTAATTAATGAAACTTCCAACGCCGATGTGACGTTAGGTTTAACCATTAATCAGGGCGCAAATGATGATGAAATATTATCTTTTAAGTCTTCTGATGTTAATCATTCAGTATCAAGTGAAGCAGAAATTGACACATACGCTACGTTTCGCAAACGTGATGCAGCATATGGCGGCCTGAGAATAACAGGTCTTTCACAGAGCAATAGAGGATTTACTGTGTATAGCATAGTAGGCAGCGGCAATTCTACTAAGACTGCTGCTGGATTTGGTACTGTCAATTTTCATCATTACACTAGAAGCGGTAGTGGTGCTACCATCATGGGGTCAGATGAGAATCTATTGTCAATTCATAATGCTGGAAATGCTGTATGGCTTGTGGATGAGGATGGAGATGTTCACTATGACGGCACTACCAATGCAGAGCACTGGGATGACTATGATGACATAGCCCTCCTGGATACCGTTAGGGCTGTTACAACCAACAATTACGGGAAGACGTTCTCCTCATGGACTGAAGAGAACAAGAAAGTGCTACATGATTCAGGTGTTATCACATTCAACGATGATGGACATCATTTCGTTTCTACAAAGGGTTTGAACGGATTGTTGGTAGACTCTATAAGGCAGCTTTATCAGCACACCACTCGGCATATGGATGAACTGAACTCAAGAAATGAAACATTAGAGGCAAGGCTCATGGCCTTGGAAGGAGCGAAATAATGGCCACAGGCGATGTTACCGTATCAATAACCGTTGAAGGCGGGGTGACTAAGAGCGTGGTCCTTGATTCTGCGACCAGAGTTCTAGCCCTCAAGCGGGCTACTGCATTAGATGCCACTATAGACACAGATGCCGAATGGCAGGTACTTCATGTGAATAAATATGCCAGTGTAATAGTAAGTCAAGCTAATGCACAGTCCCAGATTGATGCAAGTTGGACTGCTAAGACTTACACCAAGGCAACATAGGAGGCAATGATGCCAGTAGTTAGAGGGAAAAAATACCCGTACACGAAGAAGGGCAAGGCAGCGGCAGCCCGTGCCAAAAAGACACGGCAGTCCAAGCCTAGAGCCCAGCGTAAATCATCATGACGACCAACGGCACCAGTGGAATAGAGATCACAGTGGAAGACCTGAATATGCTCATAAGGTCTGATGAATCCGTAGCTCTCAAGGCACAGAACATAGCTATGGCACGGCGTGTCAGAGAACTTGAGGCAAAGGTTGAGGATCTGGAAGCTGCGGCGGATGAGGTTGCCTGATGCCAACGACCACCTGGTCTACCATGAGGCAGGACATTCTGCGTCCTCTGGGGCTTATCACAAGCTCTACGACCACCAGTGCTTTAGCTGGAGATAAGGTCGTTATTGACACAAAGCTCACTGATAGATTCCCGGTGGATGATTATTTCAACAATCAGTGGTTTGTACATATAACTTCAGGTAATGATGCAGGAAAGATCAGGCGTGTAACAGACTATGCCCAATCAACGGGTACGCTTACGCATCTGGGAGCCAACTATGCAGGCGGAGATTCTCCGTCCTTTGAACTCACACCGCTTGATCCCACGGAGGTCCAGAACCTCTACAATGAGGCACGGGAGATAGTGTACCCGGAGATTTCGATGGTGCGGGATCTTGAGACTGTCGTCACTGGCAACCGCCAGCACACATATACCCTTCCAAGCACGATACGCAAAGTAGACCGGGTCTATCTTGGCAACAGGCGCAATGCAAATTCCGGGGATAATCTCCTTCTCAATGGAGACTTCGAGGACTGGGACGCAGATCAGCTCACTCCGGGATCACAAAACAACTGGACCCTTGCAGGATCTGGGTCTACTTTTAACAAGGAAGCACAGACAAACAACCCGGAAAATTATCTGGTTCTTCATGGAGACAATTCCGGTAGGCTTGCTGTAGCAGGTACTAACACAACACTGGTTCAGACATTTACCCCTGCATCATCGTCGTATACAACATTGCCAACTGAAGGTCAGGAAGTAAATCTGTCCGCATGGGTATACTGCAATACAGCAAGTAGGGTAAAACTCTATATCGAGACAGCAGTTGGCAGCTTTCATGGCGGGACGGGGTGGGAACTGATGAAGGCAAGTGCAACGCTTGCTCACAATGCCACAACAGCGGTGGTGGGAGTTCATGTAACAGCATCAAATGTTGCCGCCTATATCGACGAGATCTGGATGACTATCGGGCAGAGCGAGATGACGGATGTACCTTACAACGAACTTAGGAACTGGGAACATGTCCCTCCAGTGGCGGGTGCTTCAGACGGAGGTGTCCTGCGTTTCGATGCAATACTTCCCAGCAAGCACCGCATACGGGTAGTGGGACGTGACCTCCTCTCCCCGGTCTCTTCCGACAGTGATACGGTAGAGATAGACGGGGATTTACTTCATCCAGTCTACGACAAGGTACGCCAGCTCATAGCCCTCCGCATAGCTGCATCCAACCCCACCTCCAACTGGGCTGAGATGGCAAGGCAGTACGAGTTAAGCTACATGAGGGCTATTGAAGGTGATCTCATAAGGGTCAAGGCACCCCCGGTGGCAGTCCCTCGAATGGTCTTCTAATGTCTCTTGACGTTGAGATCAATGCGAAGGCGTATTCCCTAGTAGAGGGCAGAGCTGGCACCAAGGTTTCTACCGCAACTGTGCGGCAGTTCGTGGAAGCATTCCGCCAGACAGGAAGGACGAGGCCGGAGGACCTGGCCCCCTACGAATCCTTTGTGATCCCCAATCTCACGGGAGGCTTTGGGCGGTACAGGATCAACTCGGACTCAGCCTTCAAGCCAGAGGAGTACAGGCGTTTCCAGGACTCCACATGTGACACCAGGTGGTTCGATTCGATCTATCTTCCCATCCTGGTCGAGGCTTCGTCGACTACAGCAGGTTCATCAACCCTTGATGTTATACGGGCATCTGCGGCATTCAAGGGGGATTTCTGGTCCCTGTGGGAGAAGCTGGCCTCGAACCTCCGGTCGATAGAAGCCCGCAAGTACACAACATCGGGAAGTGATCCTGTAGTAGGAGCATGGACCGGTGGTGGTGATGTTAGTGAATCCACCCACCTGGATGCTACCAGTAGTGGTAGTCAGGGTGGTACTACCAGTCTGACGGTGGCTCATACATGTAGTGGTCCCCAGCGCCTGCTTGTTGTGGGAGTCCAGATCGAAGATGGCACTGCGGCCGATCCCAGTGGGGTGACCTATAACGGGGATGCCATGACCAAGGCTGCGGGCAAAACGCAGGGTGATGTTAACTGTAGTACCTGGTACAAGGTAGCCCCAGCAACAGGGGCAAACAACATAGTCGTGACTATTGGCTATAGTGCCAGAAATGTATCGCTTGGTGCCCAGAGCTTCGTTGGTGTATTACAGTCCGACCCAGTGGGTACCACGGCTAATGCCAGTCACGCTGGTTCTACGGCTCCGTCAGTCGCGGCAACAACCGTCGCGGGCCAGTATGTGTTCGACAACATGGTTGCCCTGGGAAGCGGCACCGCCACTGTACATGCCTCCCAGACCCAGATATCTAATTTAACTGTCACTTCTAATCATAGGGGTGCAACGAGCAGGGAGCTTGCCACTGGCACATCCACGACCATGTCATGGACCCTGGCTTCGAGCGTAGCATGGGCTATCCTTGCCACCCCAATCAAACTGGCTATTCCCATCGGACTGGATCTTATCCAGCAGAAGGACAGGCTGGTGGCGCTTACGGCATCGGAAGACGATCATATTACCTACGCCTCCACAGACGGCGCTGCATGGACAAATGCTTCAACTGAGATCACGGCTGGCCTACTGGATTCTGCCGTGACAGCAAACGAATATAGGGACGCAGGGCTTCTCTCCGACATAGGGGGAGAGCTGGTTGCTGCTGTCTGGCATGAGGACGATTCGACTATCACGTTTTTCTCTGCTATCACAACCGGAACGACCGTGACATGGAGGGACGAGGCTGTAGATATATCCTCCGGCAGCGGGCCCAAGGGAATTGCTGTTTACCAGGACATAGATGGTGAACAGAAGCTCTATGTGGGCACCAGGGAAGGGCTCTGGAAGGTGGATACAGCTCCTTCGACATGGACGATGGATTTGGTGTTCCCCATGCCAGCCCATGATGACAACTGTCGAAGGATGACTGTGCATCAGGGGGCGCTCTGGTTTGCCCAGGGCGTAGACAACAGCAGCCCTGCCCCCATATACCGCATGACCGTTAGCGGTGACGCCAGGCTCTTCGAGGCAGGGTATGGCCTTGCCAGCGGCGATGGTGTCCCTTCCGACATGCTCGGCCCGGTCAAGTGGATGAAGAGTACAGGGGAGTTCCTGTTTATATCCGTGGGTGGTGGAGCTGCTTCGCGAAACGCCAGGATACTCGCCTGGAACGGCAAGGGCTGGCACCACATGGCGAAAGACAGTACGGCTAACCAGGCGGCAGGATGGCTGGATTTCTCCGCAGAAGATGACGGCACTCCAAGGCTGCATTTCTCACAGAAGGCCGATACTGATTCCACCCTGAGCAAGTACCTTGGTCAGCCTCTCGTAAACCCTCGATCCGGGGTGACTATCAAAAGGGCGGCCCGTGCTGACAAACAGGCAGGGCATATTGTTCTGCCCTACTATGACTTCGGCATCCCCCAGGAGTCGAAGAACTTCACATCGGTCCATGTGATAGCCGACGACTTGAACAGTTCTGCGTCAAATGAGTATATAACTGTTAAATACGGGCATGATGGCGCTGATCGAGACGACACAACTATAGGCAACTTCACCTCAGCTACGACCAAGAGAGACCTTGCGTCTACGGTCGGCCAGTCCGCAAAGAATATTGGGCTGCACATTGATCTGTATCGCCGTACTTCCGGTGACAATCCTGAAAATTTCACGCCGAAACTTCGGGACATAGTGGTAGAGGGCTATATCTCACCGACACCGGCTTACGAGCACAGGATGACCATTGATCTGGAGCAGACCGCTCGGGAGACAGGGCAGTCGGTGGAGACGGTTATCGCAAACCTGGAGACACTGATAGGGACTGTGACCCAGGTCACATTTAAGTTCGGACAGGTGTCCAAGCTGGTCGCAGTGGACAGGGACAGGTCGGTTTTCTCATACGGCATTGATTCATGGGAGGTCTCGGGTGCTCCGAGCTCTTTTGCCAACAGGACGGGCACAGCGGATCTTGTTCTGATAGAAAAGATAGCAACCACGTAAGGGGGATGTGATGATGGTGCCTCCACATGGCAAGATTGAGCTGCATGACATGCTGCCTATGGACAAACAGGATTCACTCACTCGCCTCGAGGGAATACTGGATGAGATGCTCAAGCGCCACGAGTATCCAGAGGATGTAATGGAGATCGTCCATGCGCGGATATGCCAGTGGGTAGAGAAGTGGCACAGCCAGGGCGTCCAGAAGGGAAAGACCTTTGCACAATTCCAGTATGACGGACTGCCAGGCTTTGTGAAGGAAGAGATGAACATCATTCAGCAGACCCTTGCAAGGAATAATGATGAAGGTGGTGCCATGATGCCTCCGGGAAGAAGTAATTAGCCTTGGTTTAAGGTGGGCATTGTTGATGTCCTGTACAAAAAGGAGCAGATATGGCAGGCAAGTGGATTGGCAAGGCGATCAAGAGGCCAGGTGCTTTTAGTGCGAAAGCCAAGAGGGCCGACATGACCACAGCAGCCTATGCCCGCAAGGTTCTAAAGCCCGGAAGCCGTGCCACTGTAAGGACTAAGAGACAGGCTAGGCTGGCACAGACCCTGCGGAAGATGAACCGGTGACCAGCGCCTATAAATTCAACGAAGCACCGACGCTCAGGCGCATGATGGAGAAGTTGAGCCGATTGGAGCTGATGATGTGGGTAGTGGTTGTGTTCCAGGTGATGGTGGCACTCGGACTGGTGGGTTTAATTATATGGATGTTGTTCAACGTGTAGATGAGAAATCATGGCAGATAAAGAAATCATAGAAGGGAGCGATGATTTACAGGTTCAGTTGCTGGATGCTCGGAAGCAAATTGTTGAACTGGAAGCACGAACCGCTACCACACTTCTACCCAGCCAACTATTAGTTATTATCCTAATGGGGCCGTTATTTGCTTCGTTCACAATCATTGGCATTGTTATTTGTTGGAAAACCCTAAATTCTCCGGCAGAAATTGAGCCCCATTTAAGGAGCATACTCTTAGTTTTTGCCCTCTTTGCAAACCCCGTCTCAGCCGCCTCTGGTGTTATTGTGGGCTTAATGAGTGATGAAATCAAGGCAAGATTAGGTGGGAAAGGATTTAACAGTAATGAAAGATAGAAAAGTTAAGGTTCCGCCAGTGAAGTTCAAGATACCCCTTATGAGATTCAAGCTGCCGAAGTTTTGGGCTTTCAGGATTCCCCTGCCGGGTCATGTTTATCTGGGCGGTGGACGATTGATTATCGGTTCAATGACAACTATTGCTCTAGGTTTCATAGCGTCATTATTTGTTTTGATAAACACAGGTGAACAGGAACTCACATGGCCCATGGCAGGAGCGGAGTACAATGCTCCGTCTATGGTGGGTGCCAGGGTAGTTGATCGGGAGTTCCCTGCTGAAGCCAGCCAGACTCTCAAGATTAACCTTCCGGCAGGTCTTCGAGTGGACAAGATCACGCTGAGTGACGTTGAACTCGGTAAGGGCGGGTTAACAGATGCATTCAAAATTAGTGGGACGAGCACGAACGATCGATTAAGCATTGGAACGCTCACGATTCGGGATAGCGAGTTTCCGACCTTCGATATCAGTAACGCCTCTATCCACACGATTAATGCCACCTCAAGTGTGCAGGTCGCAGGTCACACAGTTGAGCCCACGATGGGTACCAGCACTATGGTGACTATCGGATCGTCCAGAGGAGCTGTTCGCTATGAGGCATCTGACATGGTGGTGGACAGGGTTTTAATCCTGATGTCAGCAACAACAACCCCGGCCACGGATGTTTATGTGGGAGAAATTGTGCTCGATAATATTTCAAGCGCGATTGGTGGATTTAATTTAGACTGGGTAGATATCGGCATCTTAAATTTAGAGAACCTTGTAGTTGGGGATGATGGCGACATAAATTCGGCAGATTTTTATATCTCATCCAGTGTCACAGTCAACACGATGAACGACGGCATAGTCGATAAGCCCGTGGATATAAGGTAGGAGGCTGATATGAATGTATGGGAAGGACTCAGCAAGTTCCTCGGCAAGATCCGTCCGCAGATTTTTTTGGCTTTGATAATTCTCGGCGTGGTAGGTGTGATGGGAATCACAAGCGGCCTTACAGAGATCACCATTGGTGCCATTACGGGTGTGGTGGCCTTAGCAAAAGATGTCTTGCAGTCGGATCAGTAGGAGGACAGTATGTTCAAGGCACTACGACTGGCACTCCGATACAGGGACAGCCTGCCGCTGATGGTAGATCTCATTGAGACGGCCACTTCTGCGGTTCGAGATGATGGGACGATCTCACGGACGGAAAAATCCAGGATGATGAAAAGCTTCTGGGCTCTGGTCAAATGTGTGCAGGAGTCCCATAAAGATGCGTGATCGAACGACCGACAACAAGATCGACGACATTCATCGAACCGTGACGCGGCTTCTCAACAACGACCTGCCCCATATCCATTACCGTCTCACTGCCCTGGAGACCCACCACAAATGGCAGATGGCATTGCTCGTCGGACTTTTTGTCACTGTCGTGGCATTTGGACTGGCAGCACTGGCATCTCAGGCACGATAGACCACCTCAGACTACGCCTAAGCGCCCTCTGTAAGCCCCGTAGAGCGATTTATATGCTCTGCCTATATCCTAGTATGACTCGGGGCTGGAATCACAACACCTCAATCTCATCTATCAATATTTCTTTACCCCTTCCATATTGTCGGTGTAAGAATCAATCGGCTGGAACTGGCGATGGCTGAGGTCACGCTCCCCTTGATCGTGCGCGTAGTCGTGTGGATTATATAGTCGTGCTAAAACCGCTCTTTCCCGCCAGGTGAATTGCTCGTTATACATCCAGGCAGGGGGTGGCCTGTAGTGCGGTGGCGGAACAAAATCAGGACTGTAAATTGTCCGAACTTCATGCGGTGTCAGCCAGTGACGGTGTTCTTTCTTTTCCTTGCAACGGCTCTCCATGTATCCCAAACCCATTTCAGTAAATGAGTTGTAGCCATGCCCAATTGGTTTACATTCCATTGGTTTGTTAGTCATCGCAAAGCCTCCTCGATTTGAAAAATAGTTTTCTCACGATCCCCGATCATATATTTGACAGTTAGCTCCAGGCGTCTGGCATTGTCATCGACCAATATTTCGCCCACCAGAGCATCTATCCATCCCTTACAGCAACCGATAAGGTTGTCGAGGTCACGGATGCGTTTGTCCGCTGCCCAGAATGTAATGCTCAATTGGGCTGCTTCCCAGAGAGGATCTTGACTGTAACCCTCCGATCTGATTACTGCGATCATCTCGTCCCGCGAGTCCCTCAATTTTCGGTACCGCGTGGCATAGTGGAGCCTGGCATTCGGACCCAGTGCACTGTCAGGCAAGTGCGGAATTTCAATAGAAATAATGTTTAGCAGCGAAGGGTTGCTGGGCACCTCGTATACATCACCGTCCATTGTCATCTAATTACCACCAAGTCAACTTCATAACATCTACCTTGTCAGTATTCGCAGAAGCATCCAAAACTATCACCAGGGAACATCTCAATCTGGTCTGTGTCCTGTCTGTTCTCTAGCTCTCTGAGTGTCAGAGGGGTCACTTGACCCTTGACAGTTTTCTTGAGGATGGCTTTCCCCTCTCTAGTCTTACTCTTGGTCCGCTGGACTTGCTCCCATGCTGCCACTTCCTCGAACCGTTCTGGCATGGTACGCTTCAATCTGAGCCACTCACGTTGTCCCTGCCTCACACATCTACCTCCACAGTTATTGTGGGGAAATCCCAATTTATAGAGTCGGGGTGGTTCTATGCCCCACTCTTGAACGGTTTTGGTGTAGGCCATCAGAGGCAGTGGTTTCCATATCAATGGATAGTCAACAGCAACTCCCTCAACCTTCTCATAGGCTGCCTTGGGTCTTGCCATCCGGTGTTCTTCATCCCAAGACAGACCAAGGTGTACAGTCAAAGGCTTTGGCTGGTTCCTGATGTATCTCATAAAGTGCTTCTGCTTCAGTTCATAGCTGCAAGCCGCACGAAACGCATTGGGAATTATTTTCTTATGCTCTGCTACCTGTAGGGGATTTCGGCCATCAGTGAATCGCTCGATGGTCATGTCCCATCTAATTTCAAGGTCTATTAGGAAACGATATAGGTCTTCATCCTCCCACTTCGTATCAGCGAACCAAAGAGTTACAGTATCCTTGCCGTAACGCTCGATTACCCGATTGGCTGCAACTGCTGATGCTGAACCACCTGATATGGATACAATATGATTCATGGCTACCACCAGATCAACTGCATAACATCTACCTGTAATACATGACCAACACTGTCCTGGAACGTCCAGGGTCTGCTGGGGCCTGTCTTTTGGCCTTGTTTAGGGGCAAACTTGGAATACGACATCTCCTCCTGACAAAACGGACACCAAAGCCGGTAAAGGGCTCCGCCATCATGCCTAGACCTGGACGAGTCTAGCTTTGCCTGGACTACCATCTGTGCGGACTCTTCTTGGTCACCTGCATAGGTGAATACCAGCCTCGAGGGCCGGAATGGTTTGGGCAGCGTCTGTGCCAACTCCGACTGTTGTGCGTAAGAGTAATCCTCATACCCACACGAAATACAATATCTACGGCTCTGCCCGGTGGCGATATACAACATATGGTGACATCGTGGGCATTGGTCAGTTGTCATTCACAAACCCCAGTGTTCTGACAAAATCACCCCAGTTAGTCTTGTCCATCCAGGTTTTTTTGTTTAGGTGCAGCGTCCAGCCCAAAGCCTTTTCAGGCGTGTTTATCCTGGCTGCCGCGATCCAGTATGTGTCGGTGACATTTTCACGCTGGCAGTTTCTGTGGTTCCACTCCCACGACACCGGCTCTTGATATGGGACCTCGTTGAGATTCACTGTCATGTCGAAACGCTTTTCGTCAGCGTATGAAATCTTCTCAGGATGACCCTCAGCCAGTTGGGTGGTTTGTTCATACTCCCATGTTTTCCATTGATGGTACTGCTCCCTGGCCGCCATATGGTCAACCTCCGCCACCGCAGTGTCCAGGGTCGTGGGCATGTCGCAAATTGAGCAATTCCGCATTATCATTCTTTTCTCCTTATTATCATTCTTTTCTCCTTTAGGATTTAAGAGACCACAGCTTTCGCCGACTGTCTTGAAAGCTATGGAGTGGTCTATTTTGGTGTAAATGTACGGGCATGAACTTCTGAAGCCCTAAATCTTCCCATGGTATCTCCAATGGTGTTACACCCATGTTTTTGATAGTCTCCGACTGCCTGTCGCTTTCGGGAATAGCAAGGACAATCTCCTCATAAAGTGTGGAGGGACGTATTCTTGACGGAATAGCCTCCACTATATCTGCATACCAGAACGCCTCCGCCATAAATGCTATATGCCCATCAATCAGCCTGCGCGGATCGTTCCGTGTACCCGCGCTGAGACCGGACACACTGGCGATCTGGGCGAACCTTCTGGTCAATCCAATACATGGGACCGTCTGGTAAATGCTGATATAAAAGCCAAGGCAGTCCAGTACATAACGCGCTAGCTTCCACGGAATTTGGTCCTCAGTGGGACCCATATGAAGCGGGTAAACAAAGCCTTTCTTCTGCTCCATCAGGGCGAACTCCCCATGCAGAATTAGCGCCATATATTTCTTGATGGTCCTTACTGCCGGGTACTTAGTGTATTGAGGCTCATCCCGGAAGTAAGCATGAATTTTACTCGGGCTACCGGCCATTTGTGCGTATGCCATCAGTTCAGCTATTTTGTTTATGTAAAACGGATCAATCGCTCTTCTCATCGTTCTCCTTTCAGTGACGCAAAGTCAAGATTCTAATCGGGCATATCCACGAGTGGAATAGGGCACATTAATCGTTTTCCTTTCAGTGATGCAAAGTAATGCAACGTGCATTACCCCCATTTAGTTGGCTTTTTCACGAGTGAATACTGTCCCGAGCTATGCTTCCTGAACATTCCGTCACGCGCTCGTGTGATTGAGGACTGAACTGTGGGATATGGGATGTCCAGATCACGGGCCATCTGTGCAATGGTCGCAGAGTTGACCTCCCCGAGGTAGCTAACCACCGCGTCCTCTGCTTTCTGCCCTTCTGTCCGCAGGTCCGGGAATTCGGAGAGCCGTGCGGATCGGATATGGTCAACGCCCTGGGCATTAAAGCTCATCGCCAGGATAGGGATTGTGCTTGGTTCAACGTCATTCGATTTAGTAATCCTGAGCCGTACACCCAACTCGTTCTCGTCGTTTCGAGCCGAGGTGATTGCGACCATGACGTCTGCACCGCCCTCGAAATGAACACTACCGAATATATGTTTAGACTCCCAGCCTGTGTGTCCGATGGCCAGCCAGCCGCGACCGGGCTTCTCTATCAGGGTATTTAAGGCATCTATGATGCGTGTCGCAGGGCGGTTCTCGTTCAGGTCGCCCATGCCTGCCCTGGAAATCGAGTCGAGGACGATCCAGCCTATGTCGTGTTTATCCATGTCGGCCCGGACGGACGCGACCACATCGTTTAGCGAGTAGCCTCTCCGATTGAGGAACCTTAACGGGCGGTGAGGGTCGAGCCCCAGGGCCACGTTGACGCACCCTACCCGCCTTGTCAGGGATGCCTCGGACCGCTCCAGATTAACGTACAGGACGTTTCGCTGTGACACAGGCCAGAACGTGGAAAGCCCTGCATCTACACAGATCGCGGCTGTCAGGGTAGTGTAGCTTTTGGCGGAACCCGGCCTCGCGTAAATTATTGTGCCTCCATCGACCGGCGCCCACGGCTCAATCACATGAGAGATAGGCATTTGGGGGTCCCCGGAGATCATCTGGGATTCATTCACACCCAGCCAGGTATGATAAGCCTTGAATGCAAATGTATCGAGGTCATGCCGCAGCAACTCCTTCGAGTAGCCATCGCTGATGGGTGGGCGGAGGACCGAGTGGGCATGATTGGCCAGTCCCCTGCGAGGATCGTTGCGTTCCAAATTGAAATTATCATGCCCGAGGCGGAACCTGTTGAGGTAGATGACCACCTTTCCGTGTACACCGTCGTCTAAACCGTGGCAGAAGAACCGAACGTACTGGTCATCACCCAGAATTCGCACGGCCTCGACCCCTTTTGGCTCCTCCGACGACCCATATTCACCCGGAACAGAGAGGCGAAGCTGCAATTCATTCATCGGTGGCACCTGGTTTTGCCTCATAAACCTGATAGATCGGGAGGGCTGTGACCTGTTCCTGCCTGGTTTGGCCCTTCCACTTCGACTGTTCGGGATCTTGCCGACAGTGACATAACTGACACCGAGTCCACGGCACGAAGGGGGCTGTTCGCCCATTCAGTGCAACCGCGACAGCCATATGCGTGGCTTCTGCCTGCTCCTCCGTGTACCCGTACTCATTTCGGATTCGCAGGGTATCCATCGCCTGTTTCATCAACTCAATTTGAGCATTGACCTGGTCGATTGCGTCGTATAGGTCGAGTGTGGACGACATCACTGCCGCTATTTCCTGTTTACTCACATTATCGGCCCTGGTCAGGCAGTAGTTGTTTGATTGCCTGACTGGCATCAGTCTTGGTCATGTTCGTCATGTCACCCTCGTAGCCGAGGGTTTTCAAATAGGTTTTTTGTGGGACGGTTGCCTTCTCAATTCCCATAGCAGATGCTCCGTAGCTAGGCGGGGAGTCCTTGGTAATGATATGGCTTGGCAGTGTATTGAGATCCCTATCTTCGTCCAACGACATCTCATCAAAAGGTGTGCCGGAGTATCCCGCAAGGACGACAACCCACCGAAATACGGATGCGATAGCCTTGGAGACGGCCCTGGTCTGAGCCATTGAGCGGCAGGCGAAAGCTGGTCGGCCCCCGGTTGCCCATTGCCCGTCCCCCTCAGTGCCACATTCGGCCTCTGCGGCACCGATAACGACTGTTCCGGTTGGAGTCCATTGCAATACCTCCGCCCTCGCCTCAAAGGCGGATGGAAAACCGGGTATGCGTTTGACACTGCCCTCGACAATTTTGGCGGTACAGCCGTAGCCACGGGCGAGAGTTATCCACGCCTCGACCTTTATATGTTGCGACCCCCGGATGTTAACCGCGAGATCGCTGGCTTTTATCATTTTTGTGAGGGACTTTGCTTTCAGGGATGCCTCGACGAGCGACTGATCGAATTCTTCCGCTGTTGGAGCCATCACGGCTGGGACAGGCTGGACAATCTCTGCGAGATCTGTCATGTCATTTGTAGGTTCGTCTACCATATTGATTTCCTTTCTGTACTGAATGTGGTACGATCAAAGAGCCGCTGAAAGTTGTTCACCTTCCACGGCATAGGGGCTGGATCTTGTATCCGGCCCCTTACTTTTACAGGCCCAGTTTTTCAATCACGGGTTCGGGCAGCGCGGAGCAGTCGAAAAGTTCGCTGTAGGCTACGTTGAAAACCTGACTGGCATTTTTCGCAAAGTGCGCCGTAATTTGTTTGCGCCCATGTTTCAAATCGACCAGGTATTCCTCAGAGCGATTGAGCCTGCGGCCCAGGTACTCCAGTGAGTGATCCGCAAAAAGCGGGTGGAACTCGTCCATAGTTGTCACCTCCTCTCTAATGTTATTCTATCAACTTTGTAGTAAATTTACTAGCAATCTCCAAGATATGCGGCCAGGCGTTCTGCTAAAGCGTCGGTAGCCTCAGCGAGGCTTCTTGCCTGGACCAGTAGCTCTGTGGCAATTGCCTCTCGTCCGTCCCTGGTGTCAGATATATCAGCCACAGATGCCAGTCGTGCATGAGCCTGGGCGATATCATCCAGATCGCGTCGAACATGACGAACGGGAGTGCAGCTTCGGTTAAAATGATTGTCCTCCATATCAGTCACCACGGTACATCGTGAAATGGTTCACATTGATCACAGCGTGTCTGGAGGGGCATCACGAAACGCCCACAGTGCCGGCACAGAGACAACTCATCGCGCCATTTGTCAGCCTCGTCAGGGGTTATCGAGTATATCTCGTCCCCTGTTTTCAAAAACGACTGCCCCTGTGAATTTCTGTACAGTTCCTCGTGGCGAACCGCAATCAGTTCACAATCATCTAACCTGTCTATAAGCTCCTCAATCATTGTGTTACCTCCGCGACATCAATATCACTCCAAGGAAATGCAATCGAGACTGTTGCGCAATCCATAAGCTCCTCTAGGGCCTCGTTCATCTCCGGGTTTCGGCTGGTAAACTGAACCACAACCTTGAATTTGTTGTCCCGCAAAGTCCTCAACCAGTTTCTATGGTCGCGGGCGTTGCTGTGGTAACTTTTTATTTCACCGATCAGCAATACACTATCGGTGTACATGCCTTGTCCTGTTTTTGTCATACATGACCTCCTTTAATTTGGGAAAAAACCTCAAGTTAAATTGACTTTTTGGGGTGGGCATTGTTAGTGTCCTGTTCAAATCCAAGCACTTCCATGTCGCGTATTGGACTGAGGCCGTTGTAGTGGTGGACAGGGAACGCCTCCGGCGCCGTGGAGCCCTTGTGCACTGCGAGGTATTGCGGTGCGTCACAGTCCTCTTCGAGGTAAACAGATCTCTCGTCAGCGTAGCTGTATGCACTGGCATGGAAGCCGGTCAACTCGTACTCGGCACGGTCGACTCGAAGCCAGCCGTGTCCGGCATCTGTTATCCACATGTACTCGTATTTGGTAGTTGCCATTACACCACCTCCTCGATGCGATAGTTTGGATATTGTCCAGCCACTTGGCGCTCATCGTCGTAGTCGTATGGCTCGACAAATGCCAGGTGTATTGCATCGCGAAGTGATGCGCTCCGGGGCCCCTCATACACCCAGACATCAACGCCATCATCGACTGTGAAGAATTGTTTGCTCGAGCTATGGTCAACCTTTCCTACGTAGTAGCAGCCTAGGTCCATCATTGTTGCACCGCCATCTGGCGTAAGATCTTCGCCATTTCCACTTCCGACATGTAGCCGAAGTCCATCAGTGCCTGACACTCTCGCTCTATCTGTTCCATTGTTCACCCTCCTGTTTTATTTTGGTTTCCATCGACCCTCGTTTGAGGGTTTCGGCTGGTAACGAACCAGCCTCATCAGGATGGTGTATTAGTAGCCGTACACGACCTGTTCATCAGTTGGCTGTTCGTCAAAAGCCCAGTGAATGTATCCTTCGTTATAGAAAGCACCCTCAAAGTTCGCCCTGTCATTTTCCGCAGGAGTTCTCGATGCACAGTCCGGATGGTAGGTATTGCCCCTGCCTTCGTGAGTAATCCACTGGCCCTTTAAGATCCCCCCACATTTCGTTTCATTTTGATACCGACACTGACCGTTAAATTTTGCCTTCATCTGATTTCAACTCCTTTCCTTTTTTATGGTTTCCGTAGACCCTCGTTTGAGGGTTTCGGCTGGTAGCCAACCAGCCTCATCAGTACGGTTAGAATTTGCTACAATAGTTCGCTGATTATCTTGGTAATAATCACCTTGGTTGCCAGCCCCACTTCAGGTTGCCATCCGCCGTTATCAGGGTTGTGTCCCTCACCCAGCGCGGCGCATATGGTGAACGCTTCATCGGTGTTGAGTCTGCCTATTGTGGCGGCTCTTGTTTGGTGGTTTTGGAAGTCTGTATGCTCTTTAACTGTTAGAGCCATGTTTTGATCGAGCGCTGCGAGGCTGGCTCCGATGGGTTTACCCTGTAGGTCAACGCCACTCTCGACCAGTTTGTCTATCCGCCCTTGCTGGCGAATGATAGCAGCATCTACTCTATTTACGTCATTGTAGAATTTCATATCCTGTTCACCCTCCTATGTTGTTATATTTCCCCACCGGCCTTGCCACCGGCGTTGGGGTTTACGTCCCGCCCGGAGGCGGGATGGCTCACCAATTTGTCCTCCGTTTGATCTATCTACCGTCGAGCAGTTTCGCCCTCTCCAATTCTTCCTGTATCAGTTGAGATATTCGCGCCCCGGCACGAGCGAGATAATGTGCCAGCGCTCTTTCATTGTCATTAAGATCCATTGTGGCGGTTGTATCTTGCGCCCCGGCAACATGCGCTAGTGCTATTTGTTTTGCTGCGGCCAGAATTCGCGGATTATTCCATGGATTGTCCATTGTTATTACTCCTGTCCTCCGTTTGATCTATCTACTATGCGCCTTCGATGATTGCGATATTCTTTGCCTTGCGCCCGGTACCGGCACAGAGACCACAACTTGCACATGTAACCTTGCGGGTACCGGATGCATTGCGCTGGTCGGATTTGGA